GCTTCAGCACTTGCAATGGCCTGCGGCTTAACATTACGGTTTATTTTATGAGAACCAAATGCTTCAGCACTTGCAATGGCCTGCGGCTTAACATTACGGTTTATTTTATGAGAACCAAATGCTTCAGCACTTGCAATGGCCTGCGGCTTAACATTACGGTTTATTTTATGAGAACCAAATGCTTCAGTGGATGGTGGTCCTGTTGGTAATATTTGATATGTTCTTATAATTTGGGGCACACCAAATGCTTCAGCACTTGCAATGTCCTGCGGCTTAACATTACGGTTTATTTTATGAGAACCAAATGCTTCAGCACTTGCAATGGTCTGTGGATATATGGTCAGGTTTAACTGGTGTAAACCAAATGCTTCTTGGGATGGAATTGCAGTTGGTGTTATATTTTGAACATTAAGAGTTGTACTAATTTTTGATTTATTGAATAATGAACCCGGTTCAACTAATATTGAATATGGGCTATTATATATTGTAATAATTTCATTTAGATTTAGTGCCCTATTCCAAATACCCATTTCTGCAATATTGCAATCGGTTGTTGTTCCGTCATATGCTACACCATATTGCAATTCGGCATTCTGTGTGTTTAGTGCAATAGATGCACCAGTTGAAGTTGTTAATGTTCTCAATATGCCATTAATATATACCAATACATTAGCAGTGGTTGTAGCACCAACGGGGACGACAACTACAACATGACTCCAAGTATTAATGTTTAAAGTTGAAGCAGCCGTTACCCGGGTGTGGCCATTAAAATCTAATAATAAAGTATTGTTTGTGCTCCTAATATCAAACTTTGCACCAGCGGTTGCAGTATTTGAAGAATATGATATAATATTTCTAAGTGATGTTGTGGTTGGCCTGACCCAAAATGAAATACTTCTTTGTGATGCGCCGATTGGGTATTTGTTAAAAAAGTCAAGATTTTTTGGTGCAAAAAATACGTCACTTATACCACCACAATATAAATTTGCTGAACCAGTTAAGGCTACACCAAATAACCCAGCCAATCTTGTATTAGTAATAAGTGCACCCCTGGTTGCACCGTTAAAATTTGCAATAGGTTGATTGTTTACCTTATCATATATTAAGTTTACCGTTCCATTATAAGAATGGTATGTAATTAAGCCACGAGTTATTGGATTTTCATAATCGATTGGTGTACCCGGACCAGGAGGTGTCACCCATCGGGTTCTTGTGAAAAATCTATTAAATGCCATTTATAATATCAACTAAAAATTTTAAGTTGTGGTTAAATTGACACCTCGGAACGTTTTTATGTGATTCCCTTCTGTGGCATTAAAAGCAATACCTGTTCTATTTTCCACAACAATGCCCCATCTAATTGGCATTATGCCACCAAAAATAGTAGCCACTGATGGAATTACCGTCTTATATAAAAGTCCACCGGATGTTGGTGTTACAATTGTCCAAGGCCCCCTAAGATTTGTGGGGGTTCTCATTGTTAATGGTGCATTTGTCCCGGTTGCATTATCAGTATAATTTGTCGCATCAGATGAACCATAAAACCAAATTTGTATTGCCTGATCATTTGATGGTGTTCCTGTTTGCAATTGTATGGCGAGATATACCATTGCGTCTAAAAACAAAGTTGATGAATTATCTATAAAGGTCGATTCTCTAGCGGCATTGTTGGCAAGAGATGCGAGAGAAATAGTTATATTTGTAACGCTTTGATATTGTATATTTGTTACTGCCATTTACTTGCCTGATGAAAAATAGATTTATGAAACTATTTAGTATTAATCTATGGCATTGATTATATCAACAAAATCATCAATGTTAATACTATTTGGTGAATCTGGAATTCCACTTAATATGAGTGTTATCCTTGGTATAGTAGTATTTTCTTTTTTTATTGCATATTCTTGAACATCACTTTTATTATTGACAAGAAACAATAAAACATTTCTTGTGACAGTTTCAAATAGCATTAATTCATCTTCAGTATAGTGTGGATTACCAAATGCATATAATAATGCAGCACCGCCATAGTTATTCAGAAAATATAACAATTTGTCGGCTTCTATATTGTTTATTGAGGAGACTACCGATGGTATTGTTTCATAAGAAATTCTTGATAACAGTATCCAGATAATATTGATATTATTAATTGGTGTAATTTGGGGTAATATATTTAAAAATGTATAGAAATCATTCATTGTTCCCTTTGATATAACCGTTTCATTTATTGGCTCTTGTAATAAGAATAATAAAGAATGCAGATAATTTACATTTAATGATTGCCGATATGCATTGATAAAATATCTATAGTTATACCCAATGGGGTCTATTACTAGTTCTTGTTTAATAATATGACGTATATTTTCCGATAGCATTTACTTGGATATTTTATTTAAAAAATCTTGAAAAAGTCTAATGGCAACTTCTTCTTTAATGCTCTTTTTCTTGGTGTTTTTTATTAATTCTTTTTTATATTGGGCTACATTTCTTTCAATGATCTTTCCATTATTCCAAACCCACTCCTTTCCTTCCAATATCCCCTCAACAAAAGCATCAGGTGCACTAGGATCTGCAACCACATCAACCGTAGATAGATAATAGTCATCTTGGACTTCTTGTAAGTTACCATCAATTTCTCGTAAACTGCCCATACCACGAGACGAAACACCCAATTGAACCCCCTCATCAATAAAAGCCTTGACGATTTTCCCCATAGGAGTATCTAAAACTTTGGCCCGGCCTATAAAATTAGTACCATCTTCCTTTAATGATGTGATCATATGAGAAACCCGGTCAAGATTTACCGTTGGTGTTTCTGGATGATTAAGTTCCCCCAATGCTCTATTCTTAGAAACCGATTCGTTAATATATCTATTAACTTCTTTTTTCAATATTTCATGCGGATAAATTCTACCATTTCTATTTCCAACTTCAGATTGTAAAAACACACCCTCAATAAAATAAGATTTTGGGGAATTTTCTTTACCTTCTACTATTTGGACTTTTACGTCCTCTATTAATTCTTTAATTAATTTCATTATTCACCTTTACTTAATGATAGATCCATTATTTTCATAAAATTTTGAGGACCTTTATTAACCATCCTTTCAAATTTTGATTTGTTTTGATCGGACATCATGTTATATGCCGATAGAATTGCGCTGGCGGTAAAAGTATCCACCATTAATTTTGCACCATTTTGAAAAGTAACTTTGGCCCTTTGTTTGGTACTAACAATTTCTTTTAATTGGTCTAATACATTCATTTGATTTTCCAAATTTATTAATAATTTAGTTCTAAAATATATTTATTATTAATTGTTCCCAATTACTATATCATCAATAGATTCAAGTAATGTCAACATTGATTCGACTTCTCTTGCTTCTTTGGCTAAATCTTTGTCTTTTCTTAAATCGTATTCAGATTCTTTGCTTTCTTCTTTGTCTAGTAAATTATTCCTATTTCCTATTAGATTTTCAGGGAAATTTCCGGGTTCAGTTGGAACTGGTTCAATTGCAAGTGATTGATATTCTGCTGTTGAAAGATCAATCTCACTTTTATCTTCGGCCTTCTCAAGATATTGATCTTGTTCCATTTTGATTTGTTTATCAATAGTCTTTTGTAGTTTCTCTGATTGACATAATACGACATCACGAATATATTGATGTGAAAAGTATTTACCAATATATGGGTCCAATACTTGTAGGGCATTCATTCTTGATATCATTATTTCTTGCTCCTTTAGTTCACCAAAATAATTATCTTTTGAGAAAATAAAATAAATTTGTGATTTTATGGTTTCCCATTCATCCGGAGTTACTATGTTTTTTAATATAAGCTGCCTTTCTAGAATTTCTAAAAATAATTGAGAAAATTGTTGTCTGATTCGACATATAAATTTATAGAATTTTACCTCATCTCTAGTAATTTCGGTAACTCTACCAACATTAAAATTATTTTGGGAATCCAATCTACCAATGGGCACATTCAATGCTTGATAAAATTTTCTTTGAAAATATTCAATATCTGCAATTTCACCAAGATTTTGTCCACCTGGTAATGTATCAATTGATGAACCATTTGAACCATCTTTAACTGGCAGCCAATAGTCTTCCTGCATAGAATGAAACTGTTTATCAGTTTGCGCCTCGCCTGTTTCTTGATTATAAACTAATTTATTTCTAAAAGCGTTCATCATACTTTGAACATACTGAACTGCTCTATTATGTGCTAAACCACCAACATCAATTTTGAATATTCTCCTTTCAGGTGCCCTAGTTATTCTGTAAATTACAGATGCATCTTCCATCATTTTTAATTGATTTAATGGGCGCATTGCTTTATGCAAATGAGAGTATACCATATTAGCATATTTGTCCACTATACCAGAATGGCAATAGATTATAGAATCGGGAGTGAATTTATAACTTGAATATATATCTGGCATTGATGCATTATAAAATGGAATGGTTTGCAGATCTAAATTGCCATGCAACCCCATTTGATTATATATAAAATATTCTTCAATTCTATCAACCACCTCAAGACCGCTATTTGGCTCAACACTTCTATGAACTTCTGTAATTTTTTTAATTTGCCTTGGATCTAAATATCGAAGTTCCTTTATTCCTTCTTTTTCTTTGCCTGGTGTTATTAATGCATGGTAGTTTATTCTACCATCAACATACCATATTTTAAATATTCTATAGCCATCTTCTCGAAAATTTAATAATTGTTTTGTGGTTTTAAATTCGTCAATTATTCGTTTCTTTAGATTTGCTGGCAAATCATTATCTAATATAAAATCAAGAGAAATACTTTCTTCTTTTTCTTCTGGTCCTAAAACCTCATTTGCAATATCATCAATTGCAGAATCACAATGAGGATATAGTGACATCTCCCTATATCTGGTTATTAATTCGGCTTCGCTCATTGCAGAATATTGCAATGCATCTGCCGCATTTCGCATAAATTGATCGATGATTAATGAACCGGAATGATCATTAGGTACCGCCGGGCTTTTTTGTACTTTATCGGATTCTTGTTCCTTTTTGCTTTTTTTGAGTTCAAATCCAAATATTTTCATATAAATGTTTCCACTGAATGATATTCATCAAATTATTTATACCAATAAAAAAGCCCCCAGATGGAGGCTTCTTTTATTAACGTCATTATGAGATTATTATCCAGGAGTAACTTCAATAAAATCCCTCTCCAATACCGCCGTACCAACTCCAGGTGCGGCTGTTTGTGATGGAACCCAATAATCATATGAAATGGTAACTGTAAACTCTTGTATGTTAGTGGATTGATCCCATGACATATCAATAGCACCAACGGAACTCGGCCATACGCCAACCAATCCATATTCTCTCAATACAGATCCATCTTTAGATATTTGTTGGATGGTCGCAGAAGTTTTATAAGATGCAGGTGGTGCATCAATAACACCATTGCTTACATTTGACTCAAAGCCATTCATACGGTTTGACCATTGAAGAAACATATCTCTAGCACTTTGCACACCAGGCGACTCATCATTATATAGAGTTATTGTCCAATCTTCGTAAGTTCTGTTTCCATACACTTTAATTATTCGACCTTGATATGGAACTTCAACCACAGCCTGAGTCACTCCAGGCAATTGTGCAGCTTTACAGAAAAATGGGATATCTGATGCTGCCGCACCTGGAATAACAGCGGGTGGCCTTACGAATACTTTAAATAAATTATTTCTGGCTCCACCATATTTTAATCTATTTTTAAACTCTTCTACGTTAATTGCCATTTGTGATTCTCCGTATAGTTTGTGGCTTTATATGTATTTATAGAGTTATTTATATAAATTGGAGTTTGAATACTAATACTTTATTTTAGTAGTGTTTTATAAACACGAAATTTCCACAATCCCAGAAACGTCTGTATCCATGTTCAAACATATTTTGATATTCTGTTTTGTTTACGTCAAAATTATCTAAAATATGTGACAATTTATGTTTTTGACATTTATTTCTACTTAATATTTTTGTTCCGGTCTTATCTGTATATGAATAACTAGGTTTACTTATCCCTTTGTATGTAAACATCAGAGTTTTATATAGATTTCCATTGGACCATCTAATATTGGCATATGATATTAAACTTTTTGGTTTATTTTCCCTTTCGAAGTGGGTAAGTAATTTTGATGCACCTCCTATTACAATATGATTTTTAAGAGTACAAAACCTTAACAATTCCCATTGATATTTTTTATTAAATCTTGGAATCCCAAATGTCATAACAGAAAGTAATTGATTTTCATAAAATAGGCCATAAGCCTTTGCACACCCAGTTGATGCTTGTATATGATTTTCTTTACAAAATTCTTTGGCTAAATTTTTATCAATTTCTTTAACCAAACACTTTCTCGCAAAAACTCTTTTTATAGAATTGACTGCTAATTTATATCTAATCATTGACTTCCATATTTCTCTAGTTCTTTTGTTTTTCCACTCATAATCCCATATGTGATATAGATCTATTCCGATTTTATGGCAGTCGAGACTTTTTTGTTGGTGTTTGTTTATTTGAGACCATGTTTCTTTTTTATCATATGAATGCCAATATAACGAATCAAGTTCTATTGCAAAATTGCCATATTTTAAATCTAATTCTCTTTTATTGTCCAATATACCATAACAATTCCTTTCAACCTCGACACCTAAATCATTTTTAATAAAATTGGCTATTAATTCTTCTTTGTATGAGGTTTTACTTAAAGCGTTAATAGTTATACCCATTTTTTTCATTCTTTGCCCCAAATAGAAAGAACTAGTTGAGTGCATTTCCGCTATAGCATATACTGGTATATTTTCGATTATGTGTTTTTGGTGTAAATATTCTTTATTATATGTCAAGTCTATATCTTTACATTTTCTTTGATTAAAAGATCTTGTACCATATTTACTAGTTGAAGTTTCGATTATTTTTTCTTGTATTTCGCCATATCGATTTTTCCATTCATCGGACTTTGCATAGTTATCGACTCCATATTTTTTTAAATTAGTCAATTTTGTTTTCTCCAGTTTAGATAATGCATCTTGTTTATTTGCACAGGAATAAGAACACCTTTTTGGATAATTGTGACCAATAATAAATTTTATTTTATTTCCACAAAAACATTCAGGTTGTGTTACTATATGATGTTGTTTGCAATATTTACCCTCGGATGTTGTGGTGATCCATGGAAATTCCAATTTATATGCAGATAAATCTGTAACTTGTTTAGATTTTCGCTTTTCTAACTTTGTAAGTATAGTTAGATCTGATCTGGATGTACAGACTTTAGAGCAAAATTTGGCATATCCACTTTTAGGATTATAATATTTTACATCCTGATCACAATGACCACATAGCGGTCTAGTGTTTATATTATTTTGATAGCAGTAATATAATTCTGATATGGACTCACACCAATTCAGATTATTTTGTAAATTAATTAGGTTTTGATCACTATTAGCAAACTTTTTAATCTTGTTGCTATCGAGTCTACCGGACTTGGTTAAATAGAATTCAAATATATTATCCATAATATCATTAAAGTTTCACAAATTCTACATTATATAATTATATAAAGACATCCATAATTAATTATAAACTATGGATGCCTATTGTCAACTAGAATTTACCAATTACCTCGTTAAATTCTACTCCAGTTCGCACTGCGATGAAATTAAGTTGAATAAAATTGATACTTCTAGCAGGTTTTATGTATATATCCCCAACAAACTCGTTTCGGTCAATTACTTCAGGAGTATTATTCCTACTATCACAAACAACATAAAATTCATAGATACCACGCCTAGATTGTACTAGTCTTAGGAACGGCTCAACCAATGATTTAAATTGTGCTCTAGTGAATTCATCGTTAAATTCAAATAGAGTAAATTTTGCTGCCCTAGAAATTGTTTTTTCCAAAACAATAAATAATCTTCTAACATTAATCCTATCAAATGCACTTGGCTTGGCCAATAGAGTTTTATCACCAAATAAAACGGTTCCTTGACCCGGAAATGCAACTACCGGATTAATGCCTTGTTGATATAAATCGTCTCTATCTGCTTTATTTGGATTATATGCCAATTTAACAACATTCTTAATATTACCACGATTAAATCCGGCAGGAGACCACCAAGCATCCCTTTCCGTGTCGGTGCGGACCATTAATCCGCCAATGTCACCATTAAGTGGAACCCAACGATAAACATCATTATACTTATCATATTGGTATTTCCAACCACTATCCAAAACCGCATATGAGGATGATGGAAGATTGTTTCGAAATGATATAATATCTTCAGCCTCTTGATTAACGTTTCCTACAACATCATCTAATTGGGGTGATAATACGGCAATACAATCTTTTCTATATTCACAAATATTTCCAATAAGATATGTTGCAACAACTGCATCAGCATCACCACCCAACACAAATGAAATATCAACCCGTTCAGAATCTCTGAATAAATCAAACCCTAATAGTTTATTTGAATTAGTAGGTGCAGCACCATCGGCACCACCTGCCAAACTATATGATTCTGGTTTTGTTACATTAGTGAATACAGTTCCGGCAGCAGTTGAGCCCCAATTTACTCCAGCAGGAACATGATCTGTCCACCAAACATATTGTGAATTTCTATTTAAAACGTCTACATAATAATTACTTGTGCCATCTTCTTTTTTGGCATCTCTGGCCAATGAAACTAATGGAAATCTTTCTAAAACAGAATTTGCTTGGCCAGTAAACAACCCATCCTCATCCACAACAATAACATTAACTTCATCGTTGGAGCCCAATCTTTCACCAACATAAGCGGATGTTCCTGGGATAAATCTAATTGCATCAGAATATTGCCATTTTGCGGTAACTGTTTCTGCTGCCAAGTTTACTGGAAACGCTTCATTTAATACCGCCGTAGTATCATTTGTAACAGAAACAATGGTTCTTTCTAATCCAGCACTATTTCTAATTATGCTTCCCGGCTCAAGTGCAGCATTAAATCCAGATGCAATTGATAAAGTTGTTCCAGAACTAGATACTGCCAATAAATTTTGTGAATATGCAGTTGCAGAAGGACATATAGAAACTCTAAGTGAATTTCCTTTTACTCCAGCATATTTTGCGGCAAATGGTCCAATGTTAGCAAGACCATTAGAAAAATTATTTAAGTAATCTTCTTCGTTGTCAATCAATGCTCCAGTTCCTGGAGTTCCTGAGCCTGTTGTTGCTTCTGCGGTCGCATTAAGAGCACCAGCCCCAACCACTCTAACCAATCTCAATTTATTGCCATACGCTAAAAAATTTGCAGCAGTAAAAAAACTAACAAAATTACTATCAGTTGGTTTTCCAAATTGTTCTACTAAATCTAATTCGCTTTCTATTAATTGGATATCCATTACTGGACCCCAAGAAAAGTTACCAGCAAAGGCACCTTCAGTTGTGCTTGCAGTTGGTACAATAGTCGTTAGGTCGATTTCACTGACATTTACGCCAGGGCTGACTTGAAATCCCATTTCTTTCTCCTTAATATTTTGAATATAACTATCTAAATTAATTCTTACTAGTTATTTATCTTTTTAAGTTCTGTAAAATGGATGTATTTATTTTAATAACAAGTCCAATGAAAACCCAGGTATTATTTGCCACATTTGACCGGTGGTGTCTGTATATGTATTTGATTCTTCACTTGAATAAACCATAGGAAATGGAATTTTATCTTCTTCAACTTCTTTAACCAATTGTTGCCTAAGGTTATTATTTGTCAATTGTGTAAATAATGCATCAGTTGTTGCCCAAGCAAAAATAACTAAACCAGAAACCAAATCATCAAATCTACCCGGTTCAGCTTGATACCCGTGTTTTGCTACAGTTGATGAAACAAAAGTCGTCAATTCGCTAATTGTTTCAAAATCATTAAGCACTAAACGATCTTGTTCTATTAATAGTTTTAAAGTTGAACATCCTAGTTTTTTAGAATATTGAGTATTTTTCCAACCCAACCGTGATCTGTTTTTTCCTGGACCCAAAGTTAAGTTTTGACCACCACGACCCTTATCACATGTACACAATAAATTTTCATATTCCAAATCTGTCCATATGATGTATGGAATTTTATCGCCGGTGTTTATTTCAACCAAAATATATGCTTCATTATAATATTTGGCAATATTGACCAATATTGTGGGGACCATAATATCGGCAATTTTATTTGATCGATATCTAGCAACCTGTTTATATGTTTGATCTGTTACGTCTATTATCTGAAATGCTGTATAGTTTTGTGAAACACCTTCGGCGACATCAACCGCAATAAAATACAAATGACCGGGCTTAGGTTCTTCAAATACGTGAACCCCGTTATTAATTTTAATTGGTTGGGTCCAGTTTATTGCTTTTATTTTTGCCGGCGATATTAGCGTATTGGTTGAACCTAAGAAATCGCCACCAAATTCTTGAATAAACTTTTCTTCACCCATATTTTTAATCTGGGTTTGATACCAGATTTCATCTCTACCGGGAACTTGTGACCAATGTGCTTCTATAGGTAGAAAGTTATTCTTTTTATTGATTGCATCCGTCCAATATCTATAGAAATGGTTCATACCATTTGGTGTAGATATAATGAAAAGTTTTGTTCTTTGGCCAGATGATATAACAGGGAAAACTGAAGCCAAAAATTCATCAGCAATGTTTTCATCTACGAATGCAAATTCTTCCAAGAGTACAAGATTATAACTACCACCTCGACCAGAAGAACTGGATGTAGGAACTGCCCGAACCATTGAATTATTTTCTAGTAGCAAACTTTGCTTATTCCATTCAGCAACACCTTGTTGCATCCAAGATGGTAATTGCTCGTATGCATATCTAACTTTACCTAAAATTTCAATTGCGGTATCGGCTTTGTTTGCCAATATTAACACTTTATAATTGGGATTAAACAATATTGACCATAAAACAAATGCACAAGTAATTGTTGATTTTCCGATCTGCCTGGATGCCTTTACTATACAAAATCTTTCAGTGTGATATTTTCTTATGATATCTCTTTGGAAATCGTACATTTCCATATATTTTTCTGGTTCATCTTCATCAAGTGTTACTATTTTAATATAATTCTCAATAAAATGTACAGGATCTTGGGCACATCTTATGCGTTCTTCTATTTGCTCTTTAGTAAACCCTTGTTGAATGTTTGTGGCCTTTAGGTTTGGATTACCTTTATAGACCTTTTTTCTCTGTGACATTTATTTTTCTTTCAGTTGTTTTATGAATTTATCAAGTTCGGTTGTACTTCCTACAAATAGATTATTATTTACTGTTTGCACCGGTTCATCTTCTGTATGCTCTATTTCTTTTTTAAGGCTACTGATTTCCATTAATTGCTTATTACCCTCTAACATAGTTTTGAGCATTAACGATAGAACTTCATATGCCCTTGGGTGTTGAGATTGCCTAGCCAAATCAGCCAATTCAGCAATAGCATTTTGCCCATCACCCAAAAGTTCTCTCATGTTTTCCCTAGCAAAATGATAATCATCTTCTGCGGCGACATTTAAGGTGCTATTCATCTTGTTTTTTATTTCTTTATTTTCTGCTTTAAGGACCTCAATATTGTTATTAACTTCTTTTTTTGTTAATTCCTTAATTTCATTTTCAGAATCTTTATTCATAAAAAATGATTTATCTTTTGGTGAAATTCCCGGCTTATATTCATCTGTCATATTTTTCCTTACTCATCAACATCAACATCTGTTCCTGTTATTGGATCGTATCGCCTTCCATCATTGAAATCTTCCCACACTTCCGTAAAACCATAATCATCGGTCGGACCGGCAGTTATTGGATCTGGAGTCACTGTTAGTCTTTGCACTCTTGGTATTTTATGTAGATTTTCCATTGAAGTCTCTATTTCACCATATTCATTAAGTGGAACGTTCGCATGTACATTTGTTATAACTTCCCTTATGATTCCTTGTTCTAATATTGGTCCATAGAAATTCATCTTTGCTGTAAAATTTAATGTCCAAATTATATTTCTTTTTGTTACCCAATCATCTTCCCAATTATCTTCAAATGATACCCCCGTTAGTGTGATATGTAAATCATCTCTCAAATTTAATTCTTGTATTGGTATATACTGTACCGTTAAATTTGGAGTAAAATATGGTAAAATTTGCTCAACGATTTGTAATGCTTCATCGGTAAATTTAGATATTATGAATAGATCAAATCCAATCTCATATGCTACGGGATTGAATTGCCTTAAAACTTTATCCGTGTTAGTTGGTTTTATAATTTTATTGATTTTTGATAATTTTCTTTCACCATCATATTGTAATGATGTCATTGTATATGATATTCTAGGCTCATCACTCTGGATTGGTTGCGATGCCGGGCTTCTTTGGTTATCCACCGCACTATTTTGTTCAGTTCTATACACCCATCTTTCTTTTGGGCCATATGAAATGGGTAACTTAAACCGTTCAACTTCACCACCAGATGAATCAATTCTTTTTACTGTTATATTATTGAATACCGTACCAAATACTGTAATTACTTTTCTTAGGGATTTATTATAAAACCACTCATCATTAAACATATTAATTATCCTTTAAGAATCCAAAAATATCATCTTCCGAAAAATCCAAATAGCCGGAACCCTCGTCCTCTAATTTTTTATTATCACTAAAATCATTAATTTGTGTATTTTCTATTTGAGATGGTTCTATACTTAACGTTTTTGATACTCCACTTGTGGCACCGGTGACCACCCCATCTGCAATATTAAATTCTCCAACCATGTTTATTATTTTAAGTGTATCGTCTGTATAATCCCACCTAACTACTTCACCTTTGGCTGTGGCTGTTAATAAACTAGATCCTTGGAATACCCATTCATTGTCTATAAAATTTCCAGGAGTCGTATCAAATTGTAATACTATTGAAGAGGAATAATCTTCCTCTAATTTATCAATTTCAAATAATCCAGTATCAATTTTCTCATTACCATAAACAAACTTAGCTAAATTTACAGTATATATTGGTAAATCGCCCAATTGAAACCATCTTTCATCATCATCGGAAAATTTAATTTCCCATAATGAATTAGTAACCGCATCATAAATTAGGTCGCCCTCGGTGGGTGATATTATTTCATAATTTGTAACTTTATCAAATCTTGTTTTAGATATAGCAATTTTTATTTGATCTTCAATTTCTAGACCAAATTTTGTTATATGTTCTGTGGCACCCTCAAACGATGAAGATTCTACATAAATTTCAATATCATAATAGTCATCAAATTTTGATAATGTGTCCTCACCAAAAACCAAATCATACTTTTGCTTGGACCTAGGCAAATATACAACATCAATACCATGTATCTGTATTGCTTCTTGAAGTAGATCATCTATAAGATCTCTCTCGGATCTAACCCTAAATTGTCTGAAATATGGATTCGTTGACATAGTTGTTTAATGAATAAGCATTATCCATTATTTATTGATTGATATGACCTCTTTTCGGTAATCTTTCATATTTCCATGATCTACTATTATTGCATGGAATATTATTTTACCACCAGAAGATAATATGGTCTTTTTTGACAATTCATATGGAACACTAAGGAAAGCATTTAAATTACTAAGATCATCATCAACTAAAACCACATAATTAAAATTACCCATTTGCATTATTTTATGAATCATGATTTTTTTGTTTACGGCTGAACCTTTACCTGAACTTATATTACCTGCTCTAATTATATGAACCTTACCATCTCGATGGTGCCCTACATCGATATTATGTGTTTTTAAAAAGTCTAATAAGGAATCTTTATTATCAAAATCAGCTCTGGCCGTAAGTAAGTATATTGGTGAATTTCTTTGTTTTGCACTTCTTTGAATCCGATTTAATAGTGATATTGTTGTTTGAATTGGTATTGATGTGCGCTTAAATAGTTCAGAATTTCTAAATTCACCAAAATCAAATGATTCACCATCCTCTAATTGATATGTATTAAATTCCGTATTGTTTAAAGATGCTACGATTTTTCCGTTTTTTATTACTTTAATTTTTGCAAATGTTCTGAATAGAGTTTCATCTATATCAACAAATGTAACAGATCTAGACTTTAAAAATTCTTTGAAACTTTTAATTTGTGACATTTTTATTTGAATCTTTGATCATATCATTTGCCATTTTTTCCATTTCATCCAAATCATCATAAAAATCATATCTCATATTATCATCTTCTAATGCATTGGTTATTTCATCCCATGGAGTTTTACCTAATATTATATTTTGAAGATCCTCACCATCAACTTCCCACGTATCACTGTCCATTGTGTTTTTATCGCCAATATTATCATAAATTAAAATATACTCAATTTTAATATTTGATAGTACTATTTCATTTGGTGCTTCTCTATCAAATGATTTATCATCAGTTTTCACATCTTTGATGTTTTTTATTGAAAATAAATCTTGATAGAATTGCATATGCTTTTTAATGTGTTTTTCCACATAAAAAAAGTATGATTTTATTAGACTATATTTAACCTTTTGCAAATCAATACCGTAACCTACATTAGATCGTGGTGCTTCATATAGTAAATTTGATAATTTCATAGCCAAAATATTGATTTCACTTTCGGATTTTCCATTAAAGTTATCTAGATTTTCACGAATCAATTCACCTAGTTCGGGATATCTTTTGATAGTTTCTACTAAAGTTGGCCCTAACACTTCTAAAGTATAATCAATTTTTTCAATATTTAACTTCTTTTTTAATGCTAATGCAAAAATTGTATTTCTGGCGATCCACCTATTTCCTTGTTTATCCATAACAGTATATGCATCTTCTGGAGAAACTATTAAAGGTGTACCCGATACAATATAAACCGCACCACCTTTTGTTGCAATTCCACGTTCAATCGTATTACCATGAACCGTTAGTGTGGTTGATATAGAACTATTTTTTCCTTGTATTGATGATAGTCTATTGTACATTTCTTCTGTTGGTTCGGTTATGTGGGCACCTGTTACTATAACATCATTATTAAATACCTTTGATACTAATGATTTTCTAATTGATATTGCTTTTTGATCTAATATTAGTTTCCATTGTGAAGTACCAACAAGTCGAACAAATTCGGTTCTATTGGTGTATAGTCTCTTTTCATTTATAAATTGTTTGAATGATTTCATAAGTTAAATATAATACCTTGACTATTTCAATTATTTATGTTAAATGTAAATTATGAAGGATGATCTAAACTCATTGCAATGTATTTTAAAATCTACCAAATTAGCAGGATTGCACCGCAAATCCTATTATGCCGCATTACTAGATAATATTAAAAACCACACCACATTCTTACCAGATACGGCAACTCTACAAGAAAGGGTATATGTCATACTTAATAATATCAATTCTATTCCGTTATGTCCAAATTGTAATAATGAGGTTAAATTTGGTTGGGTGAGCAATGAAGATGGATATGGATATCGAAAAACATGTAGTATATCTTGTTTCAATAAATTAAAGGGTCGGGAGATTTATAGATCCAATAGAATTATACATGAACAAAAATTTTGCAAAACTTGTAAATCTCCAACAAAATACTATAATAAAACAAATAAAAGAAATGCTGGTTATGCAGATTATTGTTCCGCAAAATGTAATATGGCTAGTATAGAGACCAATAAAAAGCGCCAATTGAGTAAAAGAAGTAATTTATCACAAAGAAAAATTCAATTAAACAAATGGATGCGAGAGAATGCTAAAACAGAATTGTCTATTGCAAAATTATCACAAGTATTTCCAAATTATAATCGTACATACTTGAGAAACATTTTAACTAGAAGCAATATTAAATTTAAAAAATTTGAGTCATTTTATGAAATTAAGTGGAAATCAATTTTAGAAGATTCAACAAAACTAACTTGGTCAAAAAAAAGAAAAATATTAGACAGATATGAAATTGATCTCTTCAATGAAGAATATAATGTTGGATTGGAAATTCATGGAGATTACTTTCATTCTACGAAATTTAGAACTAATAAAAAGTATCATCAAAATAAATTTAATATATCAATCCATAGAGGCATAAAACTTATCCAACTTTTTACACATGAATTAGAAGAAAGTCCTGAAATTTGCAAATCAATTATATTAGCCAACGTTGGAATTATTGATAAAAAATATGATGCCAGAAAATGTAACATAGTTCAAATTAAGGCAAAGGATGCCAATGCCTTCTATAGGAACAATCATTTACAAGGAGCGATAAACAATAAATCTCAACATATAGCATTAGTATTTGGTGATGAAATTGTCTCTTGTATATCAATTGGTGATATGAGATATGGGAAGGATAAGGGTGTTGAAATTTACAGATTTGCAAATAAGATACACACACAATGTCGAGGGGGATTTAGTAAACTGTTGTCATACTATATTAAGAACAATACTTATTGTGGTGACATTTATTCATTTTCTGATTGTAGAATTTCAACGGGAAATCTATACAAAATATATGGATTTCAATTAATTCGACAGACTTCGCCTGGTTTTTTCTATATTAATGGAACAGAAAGAAAGAGTAGAACAACCCTACAAAAGCACAAACAAGAAAAAATATTTGATAATTTTGATGCTAACTTAACAGAAGAGGAAAATGCAAACAATAATGGATACTATAGAGTATATGATGCCGGTAATTTTTTATGGAAATTTACCGTTACCCCATAAAAATATATCCCATCGGCAACTGAAATTCTTTTTGTAACCTTTCTTCAAGTTTTGCCATTTCATCCAACGCCTCATCATATATTTTTTGACCATTTAAGGTAACACCACCAATCAAAGCAACTCCATCATACTTCTTCAGATTATTCCCCCATTGCATCTTGAATAGTAAATATGCATATTGCCTCAAGAAATAATTCTCATATACCTTTGGATACTGTGCCGGATTCAATGCTTTATATGATTTTATAATAATGTATTGATCAACTTTTATTTGTGTTCCCCATTCACCATCAATATAAACTCTTTCTGTAATTTGATTAAACCTAAAATTGGGTTGAGCATTTAATTCAAAGTCCAGCAATGCCATGTGCTTTTTAAACATATCATAACTAACAATATCAGTTGAAACCAAATTTGGTAAATTATTCAAGGCAAATTGATATTTTGTGTTCCATATTCCATTACCACCAAACCCATTATCTATAGATAAAATGTTTGATATGGATATTATATCATTTCCTAATGGCAAAAATTGATTATCAATGTCACCAGGGATATAAAAATTTGTCGGAGTCAATATACCAACAGTTAAACTGTTTTGTCCTCTTACTGTTTCTCCTGCAATAAAGGTTGGGCTAGTACTGGTTTTTTGAACCCTTATAGATAAATTATTTTGGGCTTTGTCTATAAACTGCGTAGTCGCACCAGATGTTAAGCCCACAATAACCTCACCATCTTGAAATTGTGGAATTACAGCAGCACTAAAATTTAATGTGGATGCAGTAACTTTATGTTTTAGGTATATTTCTTCTACACCCTCATTATGGTATTGCATAAAATATGATAGTGCTTCACACAAACGATCCTCACATTGATCCGAAGATATGTTGATGTCTATGACCGGGGCGCCCAATCTTCTAAGAACCCAATCTTTTAGTTGTCTACGAGTTGATGGTAAAGACATTAAATATCCCCTATATATATTCTGATATATTTATGTATTTACAATTAAAAGAATTTGTGCTATAGTTAATGAAAATATTTAAATCGAGGCCAGAACATGAAAAACTTTTTCAAAACCGTATTGAATGTAATTGAAAACCTATTAAGGAAATTTGTAGGCGAAGAAATTCAACATAAAGAAGAACCAATAGTCGAAACCGAAGAAGTTAAAACTGAAGAAGAACCTAGTAATAATGATGATGAAGAGTTCCAACCTGAAGTTCCACCCATTGTTGAATCACCACCAGTTGACATTAATAATCCTCCGGGAACGAATATAAATGGTCGAGGTGTGCAACATTGTTTATGGAAACCAACATCTGATACTTCGCCAGAATTGGTATTGGCTGTAGCAGCCGATGATATTAGAATTGAGCATCTTAGACTTAAACTTTTGGATAAAAATGGAAACGATATTCCACTCAAAAGAAATAAAAGTTATAGTACAACAAGGGGCAATCAACTACCCGGTTACAAATATGGTAGGTTCAATTTTAAGCCAGGATTTAAATTTCAGGATTTACGCAAACATCAACCAATTCAGGTGATGTTTTATATTGAAACGTCAAAGGGTGAAGTTCATCCATGTAAAGTTGGTGACAAAGATAAATTTGTTGTCCGAGATGTTTCAAAACGCTGGGTGTGTACAAATGGAAGAATAAAAGAAGATCCAAAGGTCACAACTCCACATAAACATTAGTTTAAACTTTTTTGTTTTTATGCGTATAGGGTAATAATAGCCGCAACCATTGGATCGTTTCCCAATGCGGCTTTTACATTAAGACCTCTAACCAACTTCCGTAAAGATACATCATCTCTATTTTTGCTATTTTTGATCAAGCCAATAACTTCGTCTATATCTGCTTGTTTTAATTTTGCATCATTTTCCAATCTAATGTCTTTAGCAATTTTGGCCATGTAATCTATAAGTTCAATATCGGTTGGGTTGATCTCGATTACAAATCCTCGTGTTCTTAATGCACCATCAGGATCTAGTTTATTTAATCTAAGGTTAGAAATGAATATAATTTGACCCGTAAATTCAAAGGAATTTGGTATATCAATATCACCAACAATCTTTTTGTTCCATGAAATCTTCCTAATTTTTTTCGTATCTGTTGCAGCTTTAATTAAATTACGACCCTCTACAGTATCTAATGCACTATCACAATCATCAAATAAAATAAGCCCATCTTGATTATTATAAAGTGTCATGTATATTCCCATTGGGCTTGCAGTGCCAGTATTTTTAAAATAACCGTTGCCGTCACTTAATCCAAATTTAGCTAATTCAGATTCTACCGTTTGAGTTTTGCCTGTTCCACCTCTTCCAGCAACAAATAATGCGTTAGAATTTCCTCCCACAACAAGTCTCAGCAAAACCTTTAAATGTTCTAATTTTTCCTCATAGGTTATTTTTGACATTTCATTTTCACCAACCGAAACTTCTTCCTCTGCTGATGTTTTTGCGTATTTTTCTTTTTTACCACCCTTGTCTATTTTAACTTTGACACCACCTATAGAACCTATAATTGATCCTTTGTTATTTTCTATTTGTTTGATGTCTTTATTTGTTCCAACAAACATGATAGCCACACCTTCTTTTTGAAAAAGATTTGGATATAGAGTTCTAATTTGTTGTATTACGAGAAATGATGGCCTGCCGTGTTTATCACCAATTTCATTTGGTCGAACCCTTGTATTTGGGCTTAAGTAACCCATTACAATATCAAATGGATCATCTCGAAGGCCCTCAAGTATTAAATGCTCATTAAATGTGTTTATATTTTGATCTGGTATAAAGGAAAAGGTTTCTTCGGATTTTATAGGTCTTTTAATTAAATCAACTATCATTGGTAGTATTTTCACAAGACTCACCTGATCATCAAATTCAACATGCCAATTTGGGTCTCTTGATGTTCCATTCCAAAGATCTACGCTATCGAGAGTAAATGATGTGATGTTTGTGCCTTTCCAATTAAATCTAATGCTCTTATTTTTATAAAAATATCTTACTCCATATCCCCTGCTTGTTGAATTAGTAAATTGTTCAACACCAGGATACGCATAAAATTTTGTTCCAACTTTTCTTGAAAGATATTGAAGTACAATTTTATTGATTGCATCTATATTATTAGATGAAACTGATTCTGATAGCCACAAATTAAAGGTTTTCATATAAAAATGATCTATTATAGTTTATATATTATTTATATATTACTTCTCCTATTGGCCTCTCTTTCGAATATCTTTATCTTTTTGTGATAAGATATAAGTTTTTTGATCCAATTTAAAACACGTTCTAATGGCCTAGTATATGGTTCAGATTTTCTTTTTGATAACAATACGCAAATTGCATAAATGTATCCAGGTGCCATTTCTCGTAAATTGTATTCTCTGGTTAATTGGGAAATCCTTGTGGTGATTTGCTCAATGTCGATATAACCTTCACGTTGAAAATCTCTATCATTTGAAAATTCTATAGCAATTTTCTTAATATCATCAAAATATCTTAACATCTTTTCGGTTGTATTAAAATATTTTGCAAATAAGAATGCATATCCAACAATTTGTGCTTCAAATTCTATTGTTTGTAGTGCATATTCTACATAATTTGTTGCAGTTTGAATTGATGTACTTGCGGGAGATGGTTTTAGATAATTTTTATTTTTATTCAATAATTTTATAGAAAACGCATGTATCATTTCATGGATAATATTACTGTAAATTCTATTGTATTCATAATGTGAATTTTGATTATCTAAATCTAATTTTTCCACATTTTTTAAAAAAACAACAATTGCTTTTGAATTGGAATCAAAATGGGCACCACTTGGTGTGTTGTTAAATACAAAAATTATGTCATTAATATATGAATCAAATTTATATTTGCCGATTAATGGTTTTATTTCATCTTTAAGTGAAAATTCAATATCATGTTTTAATTGTTCAAATTTTCCTGATATGTGATTATTCGGATCCTCTGTAAAGTTTACTATTGATTTTTTTATTTCGACTTTGGCATTTTTAAGGGCCATCGATAAATCTTGCGAAAATGCAAATAATTTATCAATAGCACCTTCTGTTATAAAATGCTTAAAGGTTTTCATATTATGCGTTTTCTAATGCTTCTACTCTTGCTATTAGATCATCAATAATTATTTGTTTTGCATCATTGTCGGCCTTTAGTTCCTGGATTGCCTTAATTATTGGAGCAATAAATTGATCATATCTCAGTGCTTGTTGACTATCTGGATCATTTATATCAGTTAAAACCCAACCACCAAAATCAACTCCTGCGGCATCAACCGCCTCTTTTACTTCTTGTGCTATTAGACCCCAATGCGTTCTTGAACCGGGAACCGGGGTAATGGTTGCTTCTGTTAAAATTTCTCCAGTTTCTTCGTCATAAGTACCACCAGAAACATCATTGTGTCCTATATTCCATTTATAGGAAACGGGTCTTAATGCGTTAATGAAATCTAACCCTAATACTGAATTAGTTATTGTGTTTTTATCTCTTTCGTCTGATGTTTGTATTGTGCCGTTGGCTGCCCATATTGAAGCCCATCTATATCCATTTCCGCCACATCTATATGTATTATCTGATGTTGGCAAGAAATGACCAGATCCATTAATATTTAATGAATTTGAAACAAAAGCCCTTGCAATTGAACCTTGCCTGATAAAAACTTCACCATCACCATTGGTGCCAACAGTCATTGTTGTAGAATTATTTAAAATTAATTGCTGGGCAAAAAGAGTATAACAATGTTCGGAACCACTACCAATACCATATGTTTGATTTAGAAGTGGAACTATATCACCACTAGAATTTAGTGCCCACCTATGTGCGCCATTGCAAAAAAAAGAAATACGACTAACGGAAGAACATATTAATGCACCAGAAGATCCTGTCCCGAATCCCCCATTATCACAACCTAATGATGCTTGAATTATTCCGCTAGATTTAAATGTAAGAGTCGAACGTGTGCCGGAGCCGATTCCATCAATAGTAATTCCCGTATCTGGGACATTTACTGCTATGTTTACTT